GTTAAAACATTTCTTTTTGATTATTTTCAAACCTATTCTTAACGCCGATCATGTTTTTAATAGTTTGGTTGTAATAACTTTCTTTTAATTCTATTCCTTTCGCTTTGCGCCCCATGCTGACAGGGCTGTAAATCTCAGAACCAACCCCCATAAATGGAGTCAATATGACCTCACCCGGATTTGAATATAACTCTACAATCCTATCAATGACATCTAATTGTAACGGGTGAACGTGCTTTTCGTCATCCCCTTCTCTAGCTGGTTTAAATTCCAACACATTCCGGTTCCTGATATCATCCCAAACGGATGAGGCGTAACGCTGCCAAATGATATGAGCTTTTTTGTTTGTCTTATGGTCAGCCCATTGTTTGTATTTTATCAGTATATGATCCCATGAGCCATATTTACGCTCCATTTCCGGGAGCAATGGAGTTGACCCGGCATAATAATCTAACCCGGTTTTGTGAGTCACAGGTATTTTATTTTCCCCGCCTTTTCTAAAAATTAAAACATAGTCAGGTATTGCAGTATAACACTTAGTTGAGTCCTCTACAATCTGCTTATGCTTAAGGCTATTTACCATAGTCCTAGTTCTGACCTCTAACGGTTCCTTCCATATCGTTATCCTATTGTTGTAAGAAAAACCATATTTCAAATGAAGCTTAATAATCTCATGTGGAAAGTCCCACAATGTGTGAGCTGTTGTATGTGTAATTACATCAGAACAATGTACCGCCGTTATCCTGCCGGGTTTTGTTACCCTCGCTACCTCTTTAATCAAAAATTCAAATTGTTGCAAAAACTGCTCTTTTGATTCACAGTTCGAAAAGTCATTTTCACTTGAACTGTATTGGTAAAGCCCGGCGAATGGTGGGGAGTAAACCGAAAGGTCAATACTTTCCTTTTCTAGTTCTGGTAAAACGTGCATGCAATCTCCGTTATACAGTGAATAATTTTCTGTATGATCTTGGTTAATAACCTTCATAATTAAATAAATTTAGGCGTTAATATTTCTTTTTCAAATTTGATTTTCTCAACCTTTAATCCTTTGTTTAATGTCGTATTTAAACTGTCAAATAACTGTATTGCTTTTTCTGTTTTTAACAAAAGCGCATCAATAACCCGCTTTTGACCGTCTGATAAAACAAGATCAGCGTAAACAGGTTTTGTTTGCCCAAACCGCCAAAATCTTCTTATTGCTTGATAGTACTGCTCATAACTCCATGTTGGGAAATAAACAGTATGGTTACAGTGCTGCCAGTTTAGACCGAACGAAGTCATTTTTGGTTTCGTGATCAGCTTTTTTATTTCACCATTACCGAACGCTAATAAAAGTTCCTCCTTTTTTTCAAGTGGCATTGATCCTTTTATCTGGAACGCGTCCTTATCAAGTTTTTGCAGTAAATCACCTTCATCATTGAAATTACACCAATAAACAGAAATATCATGACTTTCTGCTAATTCAACTGCTTTATTGCATCTATTTTCAATTGTTAGCTTTTGCTCTATCCTGACTTCTGTCATTGTTTTTGCCACTATTCCAAACATCATTATCTGACCATCAATAACCCAATTTTTATCATTCCTTACATAGTTATGATTTAGTATTAATTCAGGTAAAATAAATTTAGTATCATCAAATCCCAGGTCAGAAGGTTTCCGCATTGAGATCGACCAACCAGATACCCACTTGAAAAAGTCATTTTTTGCATGTGGTTTAAGGTACCACTTTGTCGCAATCTCTTGCGGCCTTATGTTGTTTTCATTGTTAGCAAAAAACCTGCTTAACATTTCCATATAACCCAACTCTCCCAACGCTTCCGAACTTGTGCCCAATTCAATAAAGTCGTTAGGACTTGGTGTCGCTGTAAATAGAAATCTGTACTTTACTTTTTTAAGAAATGTAGTTACATGATTTTTTATTGCGCCTTTGAAGTTTTTTAAAATACTGCTCTCATCTAGTATAACGCAATCAAAATCATCATGATTAAATTTATCCAAACGCTCATAATTGCAGATCACAATATCAGTATTATATTTGCCATCTTTTGAATACATTATTGACGCATCCAAATTGAATTTTTCGGCCTCCTTGATGAACTGGAATGCAACGGCTAAAGGTGTTATTATCAGTACTGGCTTATTCGTGTGCCTCCGATAGTTCACAGCTGTTGTAAGCTCAATTATTGTCTTACCTAATCCAGTGTCAAGGAATACAGCGCACCGACCTTTTTTGATTGCATACTCTGATACATATTCTTGGAAGTCAAATAATTTATCAGGTAGGTATTTAATTTCAATTCCATGATTTATTGATGAGTGTTGTTTCGATTTTAAAAATTCCTTATAATCCATCCGTGTAAATTTTAATTAGTCAATAAAGCAAATGTAACAAAATACCTGTTGTGTGAATGTTAAAAATGGTTAAATTGATACCCAATTACATTCAGGTCTCCCAAACGGCCCCATCGTCTTAATCCCGGTCTTAACCAACTTCCCTTCATTCGTCAGATCAGTTATCCCGCGTCTAATTGACCAGACAGGCGTATCAGGCCGCCCGTATTCAATATGCACCCGTGAAGGCGGCATCGGTTCAGCAACCCGCCTGAATATAGCTAATATCTTCTTTTCTTGTGTTTCGTTTTTCATAGTCTCACATTTAAATAGTTTACATAATTCCCTTCGCTGTCAACTTCGTTCCACCTGTGATCAATCAGTGAGTCGTATTCCCATTTGGCCAATCCCTTGCCCCATATCGGGATATTGGTATTGATTACTTTATCATTCACCTGGTAGATTCCTGGTGATATTGTTTTTATTTTCATATCAGTTCTTGGTTTTGGTGAATATTTCCGATAACTTCATTATAATTTAGTTCGCTTCCAAACATCAATCTTGGTAACTCCCTAATATCTTTAACAACACTTCGAAATAAATCATTTGAAGCGTACCGGCTACTTTCAACAACGTCCCCCTCATAAATCTCCTTTCCATTCTTGTCGTTTAGTCCGGTGTATTGCTCTGGAATTGCACTATAAACATCATTTCCAGGATTAAACCATTGATAGCCATCCCTCACGGGATGACCGTTATCAATTGATACATTGTGCCTATATTTAATTCCATTCCAGGCTCTAAATTTTATAGTTCTCATTAGTACAATAATTTAATTACTTCGTTTAATACAAAATCCCGATCCTCATTTAACTCATTCAATTGTGTTTCATCCATTGGCACCCCGTCAAGATCGGCAGCTGATATGAAGGCATCGACGAAATCCGGGGCATCGTTTGTATTGATGTCATCTATTTTGATGTTATCTATCATTTCCTACCCTCCCTTTGGAATCTCTGGTGTAACTTTTCCCTGTATATCTTGCTGTTCTTCCGTTTGATTGACATAGCCCGGTTGAATATTAACAGCGTAATAATTGTGACGGCTATTCCGATTAGGTATGTCATAACGATTTCAGTATTTGAGTGACATAATCATTCATTGCAATACATCTTTGCAGTAGATTGTCCTGATACAATTGGTCAGGTTCAATCCTGTAAACCTTCGCTTTTAACTTGTCAGAAAATTCAGGATTGAATGTCATAAAATCACAACATTTCGCACCAGTTACCATCATTTGAAACTGTACCTGAGCATAGTAATTGTCAGGTATTCCATTCAGAAGATAATCCAAATGTGCTTTTGGTTGTGGGCATTTGATTTCAAGTAATACCCAATCAGCCACGCCATCCGGTGTGCATCCAATGAAATCATAACCGGGCATAGTTACAAACCCCGGCAGTTTAACCTTAACATTTCTCGATTTCTCATAAATCAATCGCGCATCAGGCTCCCTCTCGATACCAATTTCCATTTGCCATGATGTGAAATTATCCTGTACTATTCCAAGTCGCGCCAATACTAATTCATTAGCATACGTTAAAGCCATTTTGCCGAGTTCGTTTGTTCTACCTTTAGCCTGTACAGCAAATGCCTGAGATGCTGTAATTTTGCCCCGTCTGTCCGGATATTGTTCGTTTATGTTCATACTGTTACATTTTTATAGTTTCCTTTAATCCTGATTGCCTCCACCTGCTGACCAAACGCTGAAACCGTCTGTGTCGTAAGTGTAACCTGTTGCCCGATCCAGTCCTCGATATAAGGTGAACCAGTTACCTCTGCAATTTTCTTCGCGTTGGTTTTGTTCAGGATCATACCTTTTTTAGCTCCTTTGAATTTCAAGACTGTAACGGTTTCCTTTTCTTTACCGTTAAATGTTTCGTCCTGATCAATTGATTCAATTGTAACTGTAACGTTTTTTTCTAGTTCCTCGGCAGATATAAACCGATAGTCAAAACTTTTCTTCCAATGTGTTTTCGTGTCGCTCATTATAATTGTTTGTTTAATTTATTAA